TTGCAAGGTCAGCGACTCAAACAGCCATTCGTGCTTGATACCGCAGTTAAGACATTTGGCGATATGAGCAATAGGCACTATGTAACCCTCTCTCGCTTAGGCACAAATTGACTTACAGCATAGTGTCAGTGCTGATAATGTGAATCTAAATCGGTGGGTTAGAACCGTCGTCAGGGTCATACACTGTGAATTCACCATTGACCGTGACCAGGCCAGGACCCGAAATGGTCGGCTGAGCCTTGGTAATCTTGATGGTCGGCATAATGACACTAAACGTAAACGGCGTAGAAGACTCAATAATCGTTCCGATAGAGTCAATCTGCATACACGTAGTCGTGCCCGCCCTAAACTGAGACTGGAATTCAGATTCGTTATACTCAGCGCTGAAAGTGCCAGTGATAGCCGTGAAATCCTCTTCAAACTGTTCCTTCTTGACGCCAGCGTTACCCAGTCCGAACCGCTCAGTAGCAAGCGTGTTCTTACCCGTCAGGGTCAGAGCAGAGACAACAGACGTAACCGACGTACCCGCGCTAACGGTAGTCTTGCCGCTGGTCGTGCTTGGCGTCCCGCCCATCTTGAAGGTCGTAACGTGCGAGAAGTTGTAAAGCCCGTTACCAGTCGGATAAGACGCGGTAGCCAGAGACGGCGTACCTTCGGCCTCATTCCAGGCATCAACAGTGACGGTAAGCAGCGTGTTAGCGTTATCCGCAAACGCAAGCTCCCAGTCAGTGATTTTGCAGCCGTTGTAGTTAAAAGCGTTGGTAGTACCGGCCGCAGGCTCGGTCTTGCCGATCTGGGTAGTAAACGACTTACCGCGCAAACCGCCAGGAACGAAATACGCCTCATAAGCCAGCGTGCCAGACGGGACCACCGTGAGAGTCTGAGCCGCGCCGATCATGTGAGTCATCCACCAAGACATGCCCTTAAACATCAAGGGAAGCTCAATCTTCCCAGTGGCAGCCTTACGGGCAATACCCGCTTGGTTAATAGACTTGAAAGTCTTGCCAGCCCGGATGCCCTGGCCTTCAAGGTAGCTCGGGTCAAAAGCCAGGTCGGCAGAGTCAAAAGTAAAGAAATGGTCTGCTGTAACAGCGGTACCTACCGAAGATTCGGTTTTAGTACCTAGCTGACCGTCAAGAGCTGAGCCAGTAGACATTAGTTAGCCTCATCTTCGTTAGTGTCAGTGTCGGGATTCGGATTCGGATTAGAGCCGTCCGTAACGTCTTCCCAGTTCGCTTCCGGCCACGAAACGCTATTAGCGATATCGTCGGGAACCGGAATAGCCTCACCGGTCTTGAGCGCACCGAAAGAAGTCCCGCGAATAATGACTTCAACCTCTGGTTGCGATCCAATGTAGCGCTTTAGCATCTTTAGCCTTTACGTGAGTCGCGCATTAGCGGAAATGGTGAATAGAATATGAACATACGCACCGCCAGAGGTGGGTTTAACCCGCACCGCCGTAACCTGGTCTATAAGCGCGTTGTAAGAAGTGACCGTAGGATGAATACCGATGTTCTGGCCCACGTCCGTAACTACCGCCTTAGCCAGAGCGCGAGCGCTAGCCACCGTGTCAGCCCTGCCGACAGCCACACAGTTAAGGTGCGCCGTCTCGTAGCGGGCTACCTGGCCTAGACCCTTCCATTCTTGCTCCATAATGGCTGCTTCGGCGGGTGGGTCTGTCTCATCGTGATCTAGGTTGTCAGCGCCTATCGCTACGAACTGTGTAACCGTGCGAGCTGGAAGGCTCGTAGGCGGTCCGTCATAGACCGGGTAAGTAACCGCAGCCTCAACCGCAGCGACGATAGCCGCAATCAGATCGTCAATGCTCGTGATATCAGTTACCGCAGCCATTACGCGAACCCTGGCATTTCGTTAGTCCCGAGCAAGCTGAGCGCGTGCGGCGGAATCGTGTAGCTGGCTACCATCTGCTCAAACCTCGCGGTAGCTTCCGGCCCTGGCTCTAGTTCGTCCGCGCCGTAAGGCCGCTGAGTTGACCACATGTCATAAATGATTTCCTTGACCGCGAGCTGTATCGACTGAGGTACAACCAGACGGCCAACTGTGTAAGTCGCTTTCCAGGGACCAAACCAGAACGGGATCAGACCCGCCAACTGGACTACGCCCGACTCTGGCGAAACGATGAGATCGCTAGCCGTCCATGAGGGACCGCCAGGAAAGATAGAAACGATACTAGTAACAGCCGAATCTGTAGGAACGGGAGCGCCGGGCAATCTGATAGCCGTCTTAGAGTTACCCGGAATTCTTATGTTTGTTAGTTTCCTCTGGACGCAAGAGCCAACGATATTTTCCGCCAGCTCGGTAGCCGCAGCCATGATCTGTTTCAAGATGTCTTCGTTACTGCCATTGCCGAAGTTGACGAAATTCTTAGCTTCCGTCAGCCCGATAACCGACCGCCAGACATCGGCATTCTGATAATCAGTCTGAGTAGTAGTCGGGACCGTGGTAACCCAAGAGAATTTATGCAAGCCCTCTTGAGTGAACACGTAATCAGCGTGATACTCGCCCGTGGAATCGTTAACGACAGACGGGGTACTATCGGTAGTGCCATCTGGAAGAGTAACCGTAAGGACAGCGCTCGCCGCGTTAGCGGGAGCGCCATCCTCATCAACAACACTCAGCTTGCTCCTATAAGGCGTGCCCACTTCATATGACATGCGCTTATCTCCCTAAAGGCTCGAAACATTGCTGTGTGCTATGTCGCCATCCGATACCGCAGAGCGGTTAGTTGGCGATTCTGAAACAGACGTGCGGTCAGTAGTCCCGCTAAAAGCAGAAGACCGGCCGAACGTGACTTGCTTAGCCACTACCGGGTTAGCCACATGCGCTAGTGCCTCGACCGTGACCGCCAGGACCACAGAGCCAGTACGCAGCGCCGGGGTAGGTACCGAGCTGGCCGCGTTAACCGCGCTCGGGTGGATCGCCACGCTGACCGATACGGCCGGGGTAGGCACCGAGCTGACCGCCGCGATGACGCTTGGCGTAGCCGTAGCGCTCAAGCTCGCCGTAACCGTAGGCGTCGGGATGCTCGTAACCGCCTGGATTACTACAGGGGTTGGTGATAGCCCGCCTATGATCGTCGGAGTAGCCACCGAGCTAGTGCCCTGGACAACGCCAGGAGACGCCACAGCGCCACCGTGAGCCGCTGTAGCGGGTACTGAGGCAACCGCACCAACCACGCTCGGAGCAGCCGTAGCAGACGCGCTAGGCGTCGGCGTCGGTATGCTCGCACTCGCGGAGATGACCGAAGCGTTTACATTCTGGTTACCGCCAGCCGAGACAGACGGTGTAGGAATGGACGCTGTAGCCTGTACCACGCTCGCCGCTACCAATGCTGACCGGGTTATGGTCGGCGTCGGTATTGAAGCGGTCGCGCTTACGACGCCAGGCGTAGCGGTCGCGCTCGTAGTAATCGTCGGTGTAGGTACCGACGCCACAGAGCTAACGACGCTCGGAGCTGGCTTAGAACTAGCACTAACGGTCGGCGTCGGAATCGACGCACTAGCAGAGACCACCGAAGGCGTAGCCAGTGCAGACCGGGTAATAGTCGGTGTTGGTATCGACACTACCGCCGCAATAACGCTCGGTGTAGCTTGTGCCGAAGTGGTAACAGCCGGGTTAGGAACACTCGCCGTTGCTGAGATGACAGACGGCGTAGCCGTAGCTGATACAGACGTACTTTGCAGTACCAGAACCCAGTCAGGATCACCAACAGAGTTATTGCCCTTAGCGGTTGAATTGTACGATGAGCCAGGCGTAGCCGAGCTTGTCGCACCGCTAACAGGGTCTACCCAAGTAGCTGTGTACCCTGCTCCCATCTTAGTCTGATCAATACCAATCGTCGTGCCATGACTAAGATAGATAACCGCCAATGACCCGTCAGGCACCCGGCTAGCGGTTACGTACGAGTCGGTAAAAGCGGGCTCGTACTGACCGCCACCGCCACCAGAGGTGAGCGTGCTAGCGTGCGTGCCACGGCCGGAAGTCACCAGCACCGAACTAGAGTCAGGCTCTAGAAGATGCCAGTTAGTAAGACCTTCCATTACCGACCTGATTACGCCAGCGTTATTAGCGTAATACCAGTCAGTAGCAGAGTCAGACAATGATGAGGATGTCCATTGCCAGATTGACTCGGAACCGTGAACAATACCGCGAGCGCCGGAAGAGATCGCGTGCCACGCGTCTTGCCGGATAGCCCGGTCATACGTATCAAAGTAGCTAGAGCCACCCTGATAAAAATAGCCGTCACCTTGTATTACCGTGATCGGGCTTGATTCGGCGTATGCCTTTTCAATGCCGTAGTAGGTAACGTTGTAGGAGTAGCAGAAGTTGTAATCAGCGTTTGATGAGCCCCACGTTAGCGATGATCCATCGGATACATCTGTGCGGCTAGTCGTCTCAGGGTAGTTTTCGATACTTACCGGGTGGGTATCACCCGCACCGCGAAGGCCCGTAAGAAACGCGCTGAGCAATGAATCGTTAGTACCGAAATAGTCGTCTGCCAGGTTCCACACAATGTTAGGCTGACTCGCGTAGCGAGCACCCAGCGCCGCGCCATAAGCCTGAAACTCAGTAGACGATTTACCAACTAGCGGTCCTGCCGAACCCTCAAAGTCGGTGTCATAGCCAACAGCGTTAAGAAAGACCGTAATGCCGTTGGTTTTAGCCGAGTTAAGGAAATAATCGATTCTGTCCCAGAATGCGCTAGTCAGACCCGAAGACGGGTTAGCGCCAGCGGTACCTGTAGACGGTGAACCACCTTGGAACGGGTAAAGCGAATCGAACGTAGCGCCGTTATCGTCAATGTTGCCAGATTGCGTAGTGCCGATTGGCTTTGTATAAATGACCGTGAAACCCTGGCTAGCCCTGTTGGCCAGGAAGGTATCAAAGTCGGCCTGCCAGTCTCCGCTATTCCAGCGGCCAGCGTTACCAGGTAGCGCCCATGCCGCATCACCAAGCACCATAAGCGGGTTACCGAGCTGGTCAGCAAAGTACCCAGCTCCGCTACCGCCTAGCCCGGCAATGTACGGTGGCCCGCTACCGATCGCAGGCGGAAGCCCTATTGACGCTACAGCGTTAATGACGTTAGGAGGTGCCCGCGTGCTAGTCGTTATGGCCGGACCCGGTATTGTCGCGGTAGCTGCTATAACGCTCGGAGTAACCCTGACCACAGCCGTTACGGTCGGGGTCGGGATAGTCGTTACGGCTTGGATAACAGCGGGAGCAGCCGTAGAACTAGCCGATGCGGGCGACGTATCGAACGAGACAAACGCACTTATAACAGCGGGAGTCGCAGTAGCGTCACCAGATACGGTAACGCCTCTCGGCCGCGCGAGACGCTGTGTACCGGGAAAGGCCCGATGTAGTCGGGCCATTGTTTACTCTTCCCACATAATCCAGGCATAAGCGTTACACGTAACGCTTGCGATAACTCGCACTCGCAGAAACTTAGAAACGGGTACCTGGAATTCACGGCCTAGCGGCCAATCCCTTTCGTAGTTAAACGGTGGCGTGAGCAGCTTAAGACCGCCAATGCGAGTAGCGGTAATCGTGCCCTCGCCTGACGGCTGGAAACAGGTAGCGCTAGTACCGCCAACACAAAGGCTCGCGGGAGCGTTAGGGTCATCGTAAGGCTCGGGCGTGAGTGAGGTACCGCCCGTTGCCGCAACATCCGTCTGCACAAGCTCAGCCTTAACAGTGCCAGCCGACGCGGGGGTGTCAAGGTCAATACCCCAGTTAACGACTTTAATGCGCTGAGTTGACGGCGTAGCAACCTGTAGCAGCGTCTTAATTGACGTACCGGTCGCAACCACCGCAGTAACCGCAGTAGTCGGGAAAGCCGCGCTCTGCGCCCAATAAAGAGTAGCCATAAAAGAAATCCTTACCAGATAGAAGCGCGAACGATAGCTTGCCTGTTGATAATTCTTTGCTTACCGCCCTTTACGGGAGCGCTAGCGGGGTTGACAGTAACGATTGCTGCAACGTTCGTACCCGAAGTAGCGGTTGCGGCAAATGTGTAGCTAGCCGCTGTAGAGTCGATGGAGTCGCCGCCCCACGAATACTGAAAAGCGCCAGCGTCAATAGCCTGAGTGTTAGTCAGGCCCGTAGGTGTTCCCGTGGTTTGCTGACCGGCTAGCATAGCACCCAACACGAGCTGTCCCGCGTTAGACAGAGCGCCAGTCGCGCCCGATGAAACGGCAGTACCCGAACCGCTACCCGAGTTGGACTTATCTACAGCCCAGCTCGTGCCAAGCCCTGAGGCTTCCCAGATAACCAGCCCGTCAGCCGGGTTAAGAGAGCTGTTAGGACTCGTAGCCGATACTGTTTTACTGCCGCCAGGGCTGTTAGCAGCGCCCCAGATAGACACGTAGTTAGTCTGGCTGTTAAGGTACGCCGACTGTGCCTCTACCAATTTGGTAAGCGACTGACCGGCCACCGTGACCGCACTTGTAGCGATGGTTACGTTGGAAGAGTTAAAGGAAATAACCGCAACAAATACGCTGTTGGTAGCAGTAATGTTGCTCGGGTAGCTACCGCTCAGCGCGCCCGAAACGTACGTACGCTGTACTACCGCTATGGTCACGGCCTAACCCCTATCCTTGCCAGGACCAGCGCCTACGGCGTAAGATCGATCTCAAATACTCCGGTACCAGACCAGGTAATGCCGAAAGTACCGTTGTTAGTCGGGTAAGCGGCCAGGAAGTTGACCGCAACAAGAATCGGCTTAGCAATCGGAGACGAAACCGGGTCGGCGTAGATGAAACAGCCGTACGGCCCGCCACCCGAGCTAAGCGTTGTACTCGCCACCGAGACATCGCCCATGTCGTACCGGATAGAGCCGGTAGTGCCTTCCGCCAGTGTTGGCGAAGTGGACGTACCACCGGCCGCAGCCGCCGAAAGCAGAACGCCGCCAGTAGCCCAGCCAGTACCCGAGACTTCGTTGGTGTTAGCCCAAGCCGGAGAGGTTGACGAAAAGTTCATCAAACCCGAGCCGTCAGCCATCGTGCTATTCCACAATGAAATCTTGTAGGTGGCCAGCGTGAAGTTAAGGTTTCCGCCCGTATAAGACGTTTGAATCATCAAGTCTTTAAACGGCTGGATATAAATACCAGACTTGGTAATCGCCATTAGATATGCACTCCCGCGCTCATGTGGACGGTTTGCGGCCGGATCATCACGTCTACGCGGTCATCCTTAGTCGCGTGCTCTGTGACGGTGGCGTTATTCTCATCAGTAGTTTCCTTGACGCGAATACCATCCTCACGCCTGTACTCTCTGACTTGGTTCTTAGTACGCCCGTGGCCTAGCACGCCAATAGAGCGCATCTTTTCAATGTCGATTGGCGTCTCAGCCATGATGCTCCAAAACTCAAGTTTAAATAGGGACGCCGAAGCCTGGCCAGCTAGGGCCAGGACTTACACGGCAAGATGCGTTAGCGCCGTAAATCCCTGTTTGTTTACTGACGATTACGCGCTACGGGCCGACCTGTCGGCCGTCCCTTGCCAGCCCTCAGGCTGAGCTAGTGGCGTCTTTCCGGGGTCGGCCAGGACCGCGCGAAGCGTGTTGCATCGGAGCGCGGACAGGATTACCTAGCTTGTCCGCGTCGGGAGCCTTAGCGGTCTCTACAGGCGTGTTCGGATCGGCCGTAACCGTAGGCGCGCTCTTGCGCTCAACTGGGGCCAGTGCGCGAAGCTCGGCCACCTTCGCCGGATCGCCGTTAGCCTTTTCCAGCGCGTCAGCCTTGCGGCGTATGCTCGCAGCATCCATTAAAGCGGCACACCCCCAAAGTCCCAGGCGTCAATCGTGTAAGTGACGTTAGTGTTAGCCGAGACGACAACTTCAAGCTGAATAGCCTTAGCGGCCAGTAGCGCGCTAGCCGGAATACGGTAAATGTTAGTCGCGGCGGTGTTAATCGTGATCTGAGTAGCAACCAGCGTGTTAGGCGTAGCGATAAGCGCGTAGTTGACGTTGGTAAAGGTCGTGCCATCCGGGCTCGCCTTGATGTCAAAGTGAGCGGTAGGCGTAGAACCAACCGTGGTAACGATCCTCAGGAGAACGTCATTAGTGAAACACCTTGCGCCCGCGAAGCACGACAGAACCGTAGAAGTCGCGTTACCCGTGCCAGCCGACGCCAGCGACGTACCAGCCGGGAAAGCGTGTGTAGTAGCCGAGTCACCCGCCAGCGTGATAAGCGCCTTAAGCTCGGCAAGCTTAGCCGGGTTAACCGTGGCCTGGTTTGCGTCCATCAAGAAATGTTCGTACTTAGCTTGATACAGGTCATTTGCCATAATTGATTATTTCCTCAACACTCGAAATTTCTAGGATACGGGCTTGCGCTTTCAAGTTGTACTCATAATCAAGCGTCCACTCAGCCCACCATTTATCGTCATAGTCGTGATGATGGTTAACCCAGCCGTGGACGCAAGGCAGACCGTTAGCGTGCGGTGTAATAGCTATCGCAAGACGGGTATCAAGCTGATTCCAGCAACCTTGACTATCGCAACGCCTGCAAGGTGCCCAGAAAGGATCGGGACAGATAAAATCTTCGGTCTTGACAGTCCGCTGAATCTCCGCAGAAAACTTAGCCGCCGCGAGACTGTTAACAGTGTGCCGGGTATAAGGTTCCGGCAAAGTCATGCAACGGACAGTACACCACAATTTGTCGCAAGCCTCGAAAGACGGTAGCGTATCGGCGTTGATTTCCTTATCAGCCTCAATGACAACCAGATCTGATTCGCCGGTCCAGCGTTCCGCTACAGCTTCGCCGTAACCAAACAAGCCCTTGGTTTCTACGTATTCGGTTTGAGGTGCGTACTTTTCCAGTGCAGCTCGGGCTAGCGGATGGACGGAGTTGTGATAGCAACAGATTACGCGCAATTGAATTCCTTTCCCGAATTCAAGTGAAGGTAGCGGCCGGGCCTTAGCAAGGGGAAAGCAAGCTAAGACCCGACCTACTACGTATTGTCTAAGCGGTTAGTACCGCGTTAGATTAGAAGCCAGACGGGGCAACCAGGCCAGATCCGGTCAGCTTCTGATAAGCATTCGTGTACCTCTGCATCGTGTAAGCGAAATAGCCGTACACAACCAGGTTGACACCAAGGCTGGCCACGCTCGGTTGTTCTGCCCTAATGAAAACGGGTGCCCCAGCGTCTTCCCAAAGGTGAACCTCAGAGGTAGAGCCAACGTAGATCTCGTCTTCACCGGTACCCGAGTCAGCGGTACCCGCCGTAGTAACGTTTGCGTCAGTGATGACGCCGACGCCACAAGGCAGCATTCCAGCCCAGCCCGCCGAGTCATAGTCAGCGCTATTGCTCTGGCCCATGTTGCGCGGCGCGATGCCGGGCTGACCAAAAGCAGGCCAAGTGCTAACGAGCTGGCTCTGCAACCAGTACCAACGGCGCGGATGCATAAGACAAAAGTCCGGCGTAGCGTACCCACGAGTCGCAGTAGCCGACTGAGAAACCGCACCGACAATAGCCGGGTACATCGCCGTAGCGGACGCCTGGCCGGTCGTCAGGTCGGTGTTGTTAGCAATCGCCGAAAGACCGGTCGTGCCCTGAGTAATCAGGGTAGAGTCAACCACGGTGTTGTAACGCTTCATAAGGTCTTGAAGAATGACATCCTCAATACCAGATCCGCGCTCGATAGCCTGACGCGACACGAGCTGCTGACCGGCCGCCGTCTGGACGGTGATCGTCAGGAGAGTGTCGTCCATGTCGGTGTAGGACACAGACGCAAGCTCCGAAGACTGTAGCGCCGCAGTGCTCGCGGTAGTAATACGCGAGATGTTAACCGACATACCCGAGTCAGGGAGCGGGTGCTTATTCGCCTTGTCAGCGAAAGGCCGCATGTTCGCGATAGCCGGGGCCACCATGTCAAGAAGATACTGAGGCACAGTCAGACCGGAGAAAGCGCCGGTACCGACACCCGAGCTAGACCGCTTTTGCCAGCCCTCAGAGCTACGCTCAACCTGCTCTTCCCGAATGTGACGCCCCAGCCGGTCAGCCGCACGCACATCGTTAGAGACGAACTGGTTAATAACGTCGCCAAAGAACATCTTGCCGTGAGGGTCGGTTTCCTTGGAATAGGTCCGGGCCTCCCGGCCAATCGAAACGCTCGCGGTACGGGCACTCTCGCCGCGCGCCGCGTCAGTCGCGATAGGGGTAGCGTTAAGAGCCGCGTCAATCTCCGACTCCTGAGACTGGATCTTACGGGCACGAGCAAGCTTGTCCTTAATGCCCGCAACCTGAGCCTTGCCCATCTCGAAAGCCTGGAAAAGCTCGTCCGAACGCTGCTTTTCAGCGTCGGTCAGGTCGGTACGCCCATCCTTACGGGCGTCATCCACGATAAGCAGACCTTCGGCCTTAGCCCGGCGCATCCTCTGCTCTGCCGCCTCAAGCTCGACCTCAGTCTGAGCAATGAGGGTCTTAATGTCGTTAGACATTCCTTTTTCTCGATTTCTGGCATGTAAATAGCCGTAGAATTGAACGTGGTTACTTCCAATTCACTCGCTGCCGGTCTGATTTTCGGCAGGCAAAAGCTCTGATAGGCTCTTGCCCGTGCGTGTGTAAACGCTTATACGCTGTCGTCTGAGAGCAATTCCCAGCGATTCGCGTACATAGAAACCAGGTCAATAGGCGTAGGCAATGCCCGCGTCTCTTCGCTGGTTTCATCTCCTGCCGACAGCTCGGCCGGAATATCATCATCGCTAAGCGACATAGCGCGTAGCCGACGCATAGAAGCGGCATTAGCCGCCCTAGCTTCATCGTCATCGGTACCATTCAATTCTGGACTGTCGTCGTCATCGTCCAGATCCCCCAGATGACCGGGCACGCTTTCCGCTTCAACGGAATCAATAGGATCGGTACTCGGATCTTCCGGCATCGCTCGGGATTCGTCAGGCTCACTATCGTTCCGTGCGAATTCACCCGTAGATGCGTCTTCACCCTCTCCGGTCAGGTCTTGAATATCCCAACTGGAAACGTCAACCCCCGCAAGATCCGCAAGCGAACGTGACGCCTGGTCGTACCGGGCACGCGCCGCCTGGTCTAGCGCCGCAGCCGCCGACCTGATCATGTGCGGGTCATTGCCCGCCAGTAGCACGCCCATAGCCGCACGCTTAACCGACACAGGCATGTTGATAACCTCGCGCATAAATGTCTGAGACCGGGCACCAATAGACGTGTACGGATTAGCGCCGTAATTCACCGCGCTTACATCGCCCCGGTTAATGTTAACCTGGTTAAGCGTATAAGTGGTGAAATCATCGTCCCAAGAGCCATTATCGATCATAAACGCGAAAGACATCTCGGTTATCAGCTTGTCGTTAAGAGCACTAGCCAGGTCCCTAACGTCTTGCCGGTCCATATTCAGCAAAGCGGTAATAGCTAGACCGTGATCGTCCTTAGTCAGTGTCAGCGAACCGTTAGTGGTCCTAGCCATCGTGACGCCCTTATGGTTAGTAAGGAACGCTACGTCAGGACTCATCGCAAGCGAGCGGTCCAGCATATGCGAACCGGCAACCTCGGTGTAAGGTCCCGACTCATCCCACATCTGATAGCCACGGTTAAAGACCGTCGCGTACCCATCAACCTGTAGGAAGGTCTTACCGTCACGCTGCACAATGGAAGACCGCAGCTCGGCCGGGAAAGCCGACATACGGCCCTGGCCGCCGGGGATCTCCTGAGCGCGAGCCGCACGAAACGCCCTGACGCTCTTAGGCCCGCTAGACTTAGCGGACTTGCCCTCAGCCGATTGGATCATCTTCATAAGACCCTCAAGTTTTGACTTAGCCTCAGCGGCATTTGTCAGGCCCTCAGTAGACGACAGACGCGCTAGAGCATTCCTGACGCCATCTGCATTCGGATTACTCGACGGTGTGTACCGGTACGGCAAAGCGTGAGCGCCTTGCGTCTTCGGGTCGCCAGCCTTCTTACCCGCACAAATCGCATCATAGAATGAAGCGGGATCGTCGCTAGCGGCACCATTCGCCCACGCTTTAGAAGCGTCCCAGGCTGAATTATCAATGGATGCCATTACTTACTTTCCTTGTGTCGGGGTAGCAGGCGGGGGAACCGCCGCAACGGGGTCTGTTTTATCGCCAGTAGGCGGAACATTGCCCGCATAAATACCGGCCTGGTCGGGTGCCAGCGGCAGTAGCGAGGTTTGCGGCGTGGACATACGCGGGTTAAGACCCAGCGCGTCAAACTCTTCAATCTGCGAAAGAGTAAACGGAGGCCGGTTATCCATCGCCCGAGCTTCGCTCGGTGCCAGAGTGCGGCTATTGATCTTCGTTTCGATCATGGTTGCACGCGTAACCGGGTCCATCCGCAAAAGCGCATCCTCATCGAATTTGAGAGAGCGCGGACGCGGAAGCAACATGCTAAGCGCATTCTCACGTCTGCGGATAGCAGGCCCAAGATGCATAATCAGGAATTGCAAGTTACGCTGTACCACGTTCGCGTAAGTCACGTTGTCGCCAGACATTGCAGCATCAATCAGATCTGACGGAACACCGAAATACCGTGACGCTTCGGTCAGGTTAAACCGCTGAGCTTCAATCCAGTCGTTAGAAGCTGACTGAGCCGCAATAAGCGAATATTCCCAGTCGCTACCGTGTACGAAAGGCTCTCCCATTTCCTGAGTCGCTTTCCACGACTCTTTAGCAATGGTCGCCTCTCGGCTATCGATCTTCTTTTCAGTGTTCTTAAGGCTTGCGCGCGGGCCATTGCCCGTAATGAACCACTGGCTAGCGAAGTCCTGAATAGATTTGAACTGACCCAGTGTGTAAGCCGAATAAGCAACAGGGCTGAGACCAACCGCCAGACCCGCAACAGTGAACTGCTTTTCGTGCCAGATAACGGACGGATCGTAGTTAACACCGTTGATCTTGTAATTGGTGATCTCACCATCAGTGGTATCAATAGCACAAGCAGCGGAAGGCTGTAGCTGGATATCGGCAGGCACATTAGCTGTACCGGGATACGTGCTCTTGATAATCCCGATAGCGTTGCCCGAGCGGTCTAGCTCGACCTGGCTTGAATACAAGAACTCCATAAACTTAGGCGAGTCGATAAATGGGGTAGCTCCTGTGTCAACCCTCATATTGTCAACCGTGCGGTACGTCTCAATGGGAAGCGTAGAGATCAGATCAGCCCGCAACCGGACAGCCGCCCAGACAGCCGAGATGGTCATTGCATCGTCAGCCGTGTTAACCGGCTTAGCGTTAGCTCTCGCCGCTGTGCGCTGAGCCACCATGTCTGTAGGAGACAAACCCCAGAAATTAAGCGCTCGCTTATCTTGTGGCGGTCCACCATCACGCCGTATGAACCGCCCCATTACCGGCTACTGTCGTAAGCCGCGTAGATAACCAGCAGGCCACCGACAATGAATGCGGCAGGATGGTAGATCATGTACGCGCCATAAGATAGGAGCGCCGCGCCAGCAAGAGCTAGCACAGGTGTTAGCAAACCAGTAAACAGATTGGAAGCCTTAGCGCGAAGCTTAGAAACGAATACCCTCATTCGCTAGAACCTCCAAATCAGCGTCAGTGATTATCTTTGATTGGTGCAGACGCCGGATATCCTCAGGCCCGTATTTCCCGGCCCGGTAAATCCGCATGATCTCTGTCAGATCGAAATGCAGAGAATCACTAACGTCTACTTCGTCTTCGCCAAATTCCATGTATCCCCAATGCGCAAAAGTAACCGCCATAAGTGGCGAGATATCTACGCCAGAGTTGATACGGTCAAAGGCCCATGACTCGGAAAGCTTGCGCTTATCTACGCCAGCGATAGCCGCGCGTAGCTCGGTCTGCCCGTAGTGGACAACATCGCCCTCTTTAAACGCG